ACCAGCATCACCACAAAAACGAAAGAAAGGAAGTAAAACAAAGAATATAGCACGTTCAGCTACCAATGCTTTTAATATGGTGTGGTCGGGGTGTGATTCCCATGCTGATCTGAGCCTGATGGCTTCTGATTCAGCTGTAGGGTCAGTCCCAATTGAATTAGCAATATACCCAAGAGCAAGGTCATGATTGTCTTCGTCTTTTACGTTGGATTTGAGAAGTGTTCTTGCAGTTCTGGGAACATCTTTAGTAAGTGCTTCCTCAATGAAGGCACCCACAGGAAGCTCCATATGGCGTAAACTAAGGGCACGGAAGATGGTTTCTTCTGCACCCTCTTTAAGTTTGCCAGGAGTTGTTTGTACGGGAGTCCACTTACGTTTTCTCCCAAGTAATTTTTCATATGGATCTTTTTTCATCATTCTTGACAGTCACAGGTTATAGGCTCGTTTCCGAGAATATCCTGTAAGTAATCATCAACATCAGCTTGATCTAATGCTGCATACGCATCGGTCTTATCTTGTGTGTCGCTCATCACTTGCAGGGAGTAGTATAAGGAGGTTTGAGGTGATAGCAACCACTCTTCCACGAAGTTTCTGTCGTATGTTACAACATCACTCCAGCTATTAAATGAATAGCCGTGAAGAAGTCCTGTATTATCTAACATTATCATTAGCTGATCTGCTACGAATTTATAAGCGTGCCAACCAGCTTCACTTGCGATTTCTACATCGCCGTATTCAAAATGTTGTACACCAAAAGTGCCACTGTCACGATCAACAGAGCGACTTATTGGAGGTGCAATTTCAGGGGTACATGTATACCCATCTAAATCTTTGCTTTTATAACTGCAGCTCGCAGTAGGTGCGATAGCAAAGGCTCGTACCATATTATGGTTTCTAGCTACTTGGGCTGCAGCTTCAATACCTAATTTCAATTGTGTAGCAAGTTCCCCTGCTATTCCATCAGTTGTTACACCTTCATTAACTTTTGCTAACTCATTGCCAAAGTCTGTATAACTGATCTTATATCTTTTAAGTAAATTAGCTAGTCCAAGGCATCCAAGGCCGACTTGGCGATCCGTTTCGGAAGGGAGATATTCTCCAGTTGCTCCGACACCTGTATGACTATGGAGCTCGCACAACTCGGACATGCCCTGTACGAAAGCTGTTTTGATGTTCCCGAGTTCACAGGCACCGAAATTAATATGTTGCAAGAGGCATGTTCCCCGTGAGGGCAAGTATACTTCGAGGCAAACGTTTCCAAAAATTCTCCTAGCTTTGTCATCGTATCTTATTTTATTAAGCCAGATGTCCCCAGATTTAATTCCGTGGAGGATGGCATCTTTTGTTCGATTGTTTGCTTGGTTCCATTGAGCTGGCGTAAGGTTGACGCACCTTTTGATCCAAGGGAGTTCAGCTCTAGAAGCTTGCACGAACTCAATGATATCGGGATGGTCAATATCAAGGTGAGCCACAACAGCCCCATTCTTGTAGACGCCACCTCTTCTAAGTGTTTCATTTAATGTTGAGTAAATTTTTGCGAATGATACAGGGCCAGAAGCCGTAAGACCTTTTCCGTTTTCACTTCCTCTGGCTCGGAGCTTTGATAGATGCACTGCAACTCCAGCTCCATGTCTGAGTGCATGAGAGACGAATCTCCAGCTTGCTTCAATTCCATTTTCTCCTTCCATAGAGTCTTCTACGACAAAAACGGTGCAGCTCACTGGAAGTCTAGATTCTGGGTTATCCAACCATGATTGGACCCGACCAGTGCGGGAGATAAGTTCTGCGGTCATTTAAGTTAAATCTGTTAAATCAGGTGGTTTGTAGTTTGGTCCCTTAAGGACTTTTCCGTCTTCTCTGTAGACTGGTTTCCCATCTTCTCCAAGTTTAGACATATTGCTTTCATGTACACGGTTCAAAGCTTCATCTAAGAACCATCCCATATTCTCAGCGTATTGGTAGCATACATAGACTAAATCAGCTAATTCTTTTAGTGCTTCAGAATGTATATTGTTATTCTGTCTGAATAATAAACCTTCAGCTTCCAGGAATTCTTTAAATTCCTCTACGATCAGATTCTTCTGATAAGAACGTTTGTCTTTCGTCTGGGAGGATTTCAGCTTGTACTTTGTACGAAATTCCTTGGCTTGCTCTGAAATAAAGGTTCTTTTCATGTGTTAGTTCGTTCTCTAAGTAGTGGATAGCTTTTTCTAAATCATGTATCTTGCTATCTTTATGTCCTGCCCTGCAGATATACTTGATAGCATTGCCAAGATGGAAGTTCAATCCTTGGTCTCTAATAAAATCCCAAACATCGATAGATCCCCGTTGGTAGTAACTTGGTCCTTTGGCCATTTTGCGATTAAATTTTTGATGGAATTAGCCATTACAAAATTTTGATGTTGTAAAGCTATAAAAATTGTGGCGAAATCTTTGATGTTGACATCGCCTTTATCTAGTGTTATTTCAAGTTGCCTTAACTTTAGGTCTTGTTCCATCGTCAATTCGGTAATCGGCGGCGGGGGACCAGAGTTTAGGCTCTTTTTTGTCGAAGTCATAATCATCAGCAGTTAAAATACGAGCTAATCTAGCATTAATTAGTGCTTCCTCTTCAGATAATCCTTTATCTTTGAAAGCTCCTATTACTGTTTTCCAGCTATAACCTTTTTCATTGAAGAGAGCTTCCGCTCTTTTTACTCCAATTCCAGGGACTCCACCATATCCATCGGTTTGATCTCCAGAAATGGTCTGAATAAGGTGCCATTTAGCTCCATCTATAGGCGGGATTGTGAACGTTTCATCGAAGTTGTATAACTTCCCAGGGATTTGTCTCATATCTTTATCAGGTGAGGCAATTATATTTCCTGGATATTTAGTGGCGTAAACGCCCATACCATCATCAGCTTCAAGTCCAGGTTTAATAATAACCTTGTACTCTTTTTTTAAAGCATTGATGACTCTTTTATAACCGCATGGTTTCTTACGATTTCGATGACCCTTATATTCGGGTAGAATTTTTTTCCTAAAATTTACACTGTCGGAAAAGAACAGTATTGTATCAGAGAATCCACCAAGTTTGTTTTCAATCTTGGAGATCTCTCGTTTAACGGCACTGTATGCATTACTAAAGTTACTAGTGACAAGGATAACATCATTGCCAAAGTCTACCTCAGTCTCTGCAGCAGCACATGCCTTGTAGACAATAAAGTCTGCATCGCATAGAATTTTCATAAATTAGTGGGTGTCTGCCCAATTTAGACCACTACTGGCCTCAGCTGCTATTGGGATTCGTAATTTGTAGTACTCTCCCGCCTCAGCAGCGGAAAGAACAAGAAGAGATTTGAGGTCATCAACATGTTCTGGTGTACATTCAAACTGTAACTCGTCATGAACAAAAGCGAGCTGACTACAGCATAGATCCATCTCTTTGATATGTTCATTGGTGATTAGCATCCAACGTTTCGCCAAAATTGCTGACGATCCTTGGATTAAATAGTTGAGTGATTTGTGTTTAGAGTCTACTAATATCTTTCTTTTATCGATACCCTGAACATAGCCTCTCTCACTAGCTTTGTGTACAGCTGCCAAGAGTTTCTCAAGACCTGGAATGGCATCCACATAAGCTTTGCGGATTTCCTTGCCTTTCTTTTTCGCTTTCTCTGGGGATAGTTGTTTATCATATGAGATACCTATTTTCTGGTCTCCAGCTCCATACAAGAATGCGTAGGAAATTGTCTTGACCAGTTTTCGGGAGACGCCAATCTTGTCAGCGTTTTCTTGGTGTATGTCACCATGCAAGAGCACTTTAGCATACCTACCTCCATCCCATCTTGCAAGATAATGGGCAAGCATCCGTAGCTCAATCCCAGCAAGATCACTCCCGACCATGCGGAGATTAGGCGAGGCAGTGAAAAGTCTTCTAAATCTTTCATCACTCGGCACTTGGGCCAAATTTGGAGATCGGTGGGCTGCCCTAAATGTAGAGGTAGCTACCGAACAATGGTGGTGAATCCTAGACTTCGTACATAGCTTCTGCCATGCGTTCACGCCTTCGGATATCATCCCTAACTTTTTCGTCAGATCCAGTAGTGTCAAGAACTGAAGAGCTATATCCGTTCCAAGTTCCTTTAAGACTGTCTCGTCTATAACGGTTTTCCCTGATGCAGTCATTAATGACGGTGTCCATCCATGCCGAGTAGTCAAAATCCATGCTATATGATCTCGTGATACGGGGTTTAAATCTTTGAGCCTTGTGAATGGAGCACCTGCGACATAGCCTCTGGTCCTATTATCTCTCTTAGGAGTAAATAGTGATCCGCCAACGAAAGGGTACCTGTTGCGTAATAGCTGACTAGTTTCTTCATACTCTTTTCGGAGAGTAGATTCAAGTTTCCGTGCAGCTTGTTCATCAAATCGCCATCCATGGATCTCTTGTTGTGTGAGTAAGGTTGCTACCTGATGTTCTAATTTGACCCATTCAGGTATTTGTGGAAATGTTTGCATAGTTTGGTGGTAACTACTACGTCTTGTTCGCAATAATCTTGCATTTCTTGTGACCATTCAGACCAATCAGTAGTTTGACCAAAGCTTCCTTTGTACTCATTGAGTCTATAGCCATAACTTTCAAGACTATGACGACCATATAATTGTAATGGCATGTGCTTCCATGCCCTTGTCTTATCTATATCGAGAAGATTCGGATGATAAAGGCGAGATAACAACAAAGTATCAAGAACATCGCCCCTAGGATTAAACCAAGGGAAGAACTTTTTAATAATAGGTAAGTCGAAGCCGATGCAATTGTGACCAATAAGAACGTCAGCCACTTCGAGCCAACCGATTCCTGTAGTAATGGAGTAACTACTACCCATCGGGAGATCTTTCGGATTTTTCGTGTAAGGTTCATCATTAAAGGATTCTGTTCTGTCATCATCTAACCAATGAATGGTTATACAATGGATTCTAGTTGCTGTGTTAAGTAGTCCGTTTGTTTCTAGATCGAATATTACTGGACCCGTTCCAGTGGTAGGTTTTGTCGATGAATTTTGCTTTTTCAATTGACTCGGGTGTAGGTGGGTTAGGTTGTTTCAACTCAGAAGTCGGTACTGGGGTTGAAAATTGGTGCTTCCGTAGTTTCATAATCAG